TGTTCTGCTAGAGCACCATCACCTTGATTAACTGGCTCAAACTCTACAGCTTTATTACTGCTAGTAAAGACTTTCATAATTTGTGGCAGTGCACCATCTACTACTTCAGCCACTTCACCTGTTACTATTTGTGAGCGACCTTCTACTTCATTGCCGTAAGGTTCACGCAAATAATACTCTAGTGCTGTCTGTCTTTCTTGAGATGTTTCAGTCTCTATAAAACCTAATGAGTCGTTAATATGCGAATCTATTAGGTTAGCAAGTTCTACATTATCTTCCTTGCTATTCATATTTTCTTTATCGTATGCCATTTATACTATCCATGAAGTGTTTATCTCTAGTGGTTTTGTCCATGCTTCCATAGGGGACTCATCCATACCAACTGCTAGGTATCTAAACGCATCAGATGCGTGTGATGCCCAATCATGGAAAGGTCTGTCATGAAATACATTTCTTTTTTCATCAAATACTCTACGATAGTTCCGTAGTGCATCTAATCCTTGTTTTGTTTTATCTTTATCAAACCAGCAGCGTGGTAATATTTGTCTTGCTGCCGCAATACCATCCATTACTGATAGCTTGGTTGCAACTGTGATGTTTAAACCTGCTTCCTCTAACATCTCTTTTCTTGATTTACCTGTGCCTAATTCTCTTACAGCGACATCATGAGGTAATATGTGTGTTGCGTACATATAGTCATGTTCTCGTAGCCAATTTACATAGTAATCAAGACCAACACCATGATTTTCTACAAAATCTATGAGTCGTATTTCTTTATTAACTACCTGTGCTACCCATATGCTAGTAGAGTCTGACATACCTAAATCCCAGCCAGTATATGTCCTTGCTAGTTCGTCTTTAGGAATATCTATAATATGATTTTGTTCTTCTATATCATTAATAATAGATGAGTAATATGCACCTTCTACTGGAGCGTTAAAACTACACTCAAATTCTTGAGCATACTTATCGTCACCCATTTCTGCTTTAGCAGCGAGTAACTCATTCTTATCAACAATACCTGTTTCAGAAGATTTAAATTCTAATAATTCCCAACCCTCACTTCTTGACCCTCTATCTCTCAAGTCTTTAAAGTGATTCTGTCCTTTCGGTGTACCCATTGCTACGCAGTAGCCGAGTCGGTCTGCTAGTGCAGGTCTGACAATCTCTGTGAATAGTGTAGGATTAATGTTCCCAATTTCATCAAGAACGCACCCGTCTAGGTAGATTCCACGCAGACTGTCAGGGTTATCTGCCCCATACAAGTTTATCCTTCTGCCCATAAAGTCTACACGCAGTTCAGCAATGTTGGCTTTAGCTTCTAATGGTCTTGTATATTCTAGCAAGTAGTCCCATGCAATTCTTTTAGCTTGATTGTAGGTCGGTGCTACATAAGCAAATCTAGGATTAGGTTTATCACAGTTGAGTGCACTATGTATCAGTTGGTTAATAGCACAAACTGTTTTACCCATTCGTCTATGAGCAACCACAACACTAAAACGATTACCTTTAACCATTTCATGTATTTCTTTTTGTGGAGCTCTTGGCTTATAGCCTGTTGTTATTTGTTTTGCCATCTTATTGTAACTCTCTTACGAGGTCGTTACCCTATTTAAATTGTTTTAAATACTCCACTGCTTTCTTCATTACTTTTATATTGTCTCTAAACTGACCTAATCCAGTATTACAGTATTGACATAATAACTTTCTTACTGTCTTTTTTGTATGGCAGTGGTCTACATATAACTTGGTGTCATCATTGTGACTACCACATAAATAACATCTATGTTTTTGTTTTTTTAGCATGGCATTGTAATCATCTAATGTAATGCCGTATCTATCTTTGTAATTCTTGCTGCGTATCTTGTCGGGGTTATTAGCCCTCCAGATTTTACTGGCTATCTTATTTCTTGCTGCTTTGTCTAACACTTCCATCTGGCTCGTGCTGCCTTGCCGCGTTCACCTGTCCAGCCTTTACTTCTAGCACAGAAAGACTTTCTTCTTTTTGCTGCCTTACTACCTGCTTTAACTTTACCTGTGACTGGGGCTTTTAACTTACTGCCAGTTGCACGATTATATTTTGCTCTACCTTTTGCTGTTAATCCTGCACCCTGCTTAACAGAGCGTTTTTCACCTCTACCTACAGACAGGTTTACTTTTTTCTTTGCTACCACTATTTCTTTTTAGCTTTCTTTTTAGCTTTCTTTTTCTTTTTAGGGAAGCCAGCTTTCATATTTGCATATGCTTTATCTGATATAGTAGATTTCTTTTTAGTTCTGCTAGTTCCTGCTTTCTTTCTTTTGTTTATATTGGCATATAAGCTCATACACAGTCCCCTATAGATTCAAACCATCTACGCATTTCTTCTTGCCTTTCTTCATTGGACTTTTTCTCATTGGTCTTTTCATTGGGTTCATTACACATTCTCCACTTGTTCACATTTCTGTATGCGTAAACATCCTACATCAATAATAAAAAAGTTAAAATAAGTTTTGTTTTTAGAATCATCTACTTTTCTGTCTTGATACCATTCAAAACCAAAGTGACAACCACAGAACCAGTGCCATGACCACATATTATCTTCCTCCCCTTATAGGAAACCCTCTAAAATCTGGACTTTCTACTACTTCCATTAACTGTCTTAATGCTTCTGGAGACAATTTTAAATCGTCTATATCAGGTGGCATTACTTCTACAGGTGAAAGATTTTTTTGTAAAAACATTGCTTCTTGTTTTAAACTATCAGTGAGTATCCCTTTCTGACCCATTTCTTTTATTTCGTTAAGTCTATTAATCATATCAGCTTCTCTGTTACTCACATTACCAACAGAACCTGCCGTTGCTAAATTGTTTCTCATTTCATTAATACGAGGCATAGGGTTGCTAATACCACCAGCCATCATATTAAACAAAGAGGCTTCTCTGTCACTTGTATTGCCTACATTACCTCCAGCTACTGCTCCGTTCATTGGGTTGCCTGAAAACATAGTCATTTCATTATCAGTTACATTACCAAATGCACCTTGTGGTTGATTCATCCTCATGCCATTGATGATTTGAGCTAAAAGTTTTTCATTCATAATACTTCCTAATTTAGTTAATTATATAGATTGTCTAGAGGTGCTCTATAGGTAGTCTAGAGGGTGTCTATAACAGATAAGATAAGAATAGATAAGATATATAGTGTGTTTTTAAAAAAATAAAATTTTGGGTACTGGGGTTTTTTAATCTATTCCTGTTACTACTTTGATATTAATGGGTGCACCCCCCTCTCCAGTTAATTCTGTGGTATTTTTTTCAGACCACTGTGCTCTTGTCTTTAACCAGAACATCATAGAGGCAGTATCACCTTGTTTAGCTTTCTCAAACAATGTTCCAGCAATGATTGCATTGCTTTCTATTCTACCCTTGTCTAGTTCTTCCCGATAATACTTTGTCAATGTATCTTCAGAGAATCCTAACACTGTCGCGATATCTTCATACCTAGTACCTACTTTAGATAATTCATAGACCTCATTTCGGGTGGTCGCTAAAACTTGGTGTCGGGGTCTCCCTGCCTTTTTTTTAGGCAATTGCTCTGAATCCCTTGCTATCACTGGCTTTGAGACTTCTTTACCTGTGGATAACTCTGGGTCTATAACCTGTAAGTCATTGATTTCATTAGTATTATTCATATTGTTATGTTTGATTGGTTGTGGATAACTATTCGCAGTTCTTAACATCTGCTTAAATATTAAGCACAATGTTTAAACGGCTTGTTTTAAGCCCCTGTAAGCGTTTAAATAACATAGGGTAAGGTTACCCCTCACCTAGTTAAAGAAAAGCTCGTGAGAGAGCTTCTAGATACCTTTATGAGCCTGTATTAATACTATTATCGCCTTATATATCCGTTAAATATATCAAAGCCTTTAAAAGCCTTGATTTATAAGGGTTTATTGATTGTCTATCTAGATTGATATTAAAGGGATTTAACGCTTAATTGATAGCAATTATATCATCATTTTAAGTTATTCACAATTAATCCACATGATTAATTTTTAATCACAATAACCACAATGTAAAAAGGGTTTTATTAATAGACATAAAAAAGCCCCTAAAAAGGGGCTGATTTATTTGGGGTTGTTTAAACTACTCAATAATCATTTCATCATCACAATGGCTAGGATATCCAAAGTTATTTATTGCACCGCTTGAAGCCCTTGCAATAAAACCGCAATGTTGACAAGTAAGCTTTAACAATCTTGTAGACTGTTTTTTCCTAGTCTCAAAATTAACTTTTGAGTGCGGATATTTTCCAATTTCTTTTATCCAATTCTCAATCTTAATTTTTAATTCGGGGCTTTCTGTAGTAGCTGTCATTTTTCCTTGCAAGCCAACCGCAATAGCTATTTTTCTGAATTCTTTTCCATGTGGCTGCACTTCATTGCCATATAAATGGCGTTGAATAGCGTGAACCATTTCATGAATAAGAACGCCAACAACAGTTATTTCATCTTCTAGAACGGGGCTTATTAATAACTCATGATTAGAATCTTTATTCCATTCTGTTGGTAAGTGTTGACCAATAGCGTTGAATTTTTTTGACTTTCTCATTCCAACCATAACAGAACATGAAGCTTTTAATTTTTCTCTGATATCTGAAATTTTGAAGCCTGCTTCATCAAATAATGGAACGCTTTTATCAATCATAAGATTTAACCATGTCTCTCTATTTATATTTTCCATTTTTAGTTTCCTTTTTAAAGTTAGTTTAAACAGTGCCATTTTCAGCACTTGCGATATTATAAACATATTAGTTTTTTAGTGTCAATAATTATTTACTAATTAATTAAAGTTTTTTTTAATATATATAAGGCGGATTTTTTTGTCTTTTTTACCTGATTTTATACAATATCAACCAATCAATTTAAAGAGCCTTTTTAAGCCCATATGACAATTTAGGCTTACTTTGATGTAATGGTATTCTGTCAATCTTAAAAAGCCCATAGAGAGCCATTCTGCAAGCCCTCTTGAATCCCTTGATATGAAAGCGTTCTAGAGCATCACTACAATTTGCTTAACATCTGCTTAATTTTTATACAATATTGCTTGTGGATAACTTTTGTTGATTTAATCCACAACTTATCCACAGAAAAATAAAATTGCTTAAAAAATAAGCACAAAAAAATAACACTGTTTAAACAAAAAAATAAAATAAAAAAATAAGAAGCGTTTAAACGAAAAAATAAAATAAAAAAAAGCCCCGAAAAAATCAGGGCTTCAAAAAAATAAAACTATTTTAATATTTTACATTGATTGACTCCAAATCAGCATTATAAGTGCAATAATTAAAATCATCATCATAGTTTAATGACTTCGCTTTTTTTACCGCTTCGCTTTTTGCATCAAAAATATTATTTGAGTGTTGATTATATTTTTCAATAAAAAAAGTATATTCCCTATCAAATTTGTGATTATCTGATACATTGCGAAAAACTTTTATTTCGTAAGTAAGTAACATTGTTTAAACACTCCTTTTAATAACTTGCTCGTAACAATCTAATTCATAACCTAGTTTTAATAAGTCTTTATTTATAAATACCTTTGCCATACTCCATTCACTATCAGTTTTACATGAATTTTTACTATCATATACTTCTGATTGTAACTTATTAATTTTTTCAAACTCTGATTTATTTATATACATGTTTAAACACCCCTTTTATAATTGTTAGGATTCGCATAAATTTGGTCTATCTCCCACTGCATATCATTAATAGCAGACTCATAACCATAATAAATATTGTCGGATACATCATAATTAAGATGACCATAATTTTCATTGTAGTTTTTTAACTGCTCTCTGCAATTAGTATTAAGATTTTTTAAATAGCCTTTATATTGCAATACTAGGGCTTGACTCGTTCCTTTTAATAAACTCATTTTTATACCCCTTATATTATATTAGATTTTAATTTATAACCTGTACCATATAAAACATGGCTTAAA